GGTGACCGAATCCCGCCGCTTCACGCCAGAGGACGACCGGCAGTTGTTGGAACTTAGGCGGGAGGGGTACGGCATGGTCCAAATCAGCAAGACGATGAACCGGGCGAGAAGCTCGGTGGAGAACCGCTTGCGCCGTCTGCAAGCCAAGGCGGAAGACAAAGCCAAGCCGGCCGAAGGGGACGAGGCATGAAAGCCAAGCTGATCCCCTTCCCCGCGTCCCGCGTGGTGCGCCCCGCCGCCGCGCCCCCGCCCGCACCCGAAAAACCGGCGTCGGCGATGACGCCGCAGGAGTTGTACGACACGGTGTGGGAGCTGCTCTCGCAGTGCCAGCCCGCCGACTTCCCGCCGCCCGGCAAGCCCAAGCGGCAGTAAGGCGAACGAAAGCCCCGCCCCGGCGGGGCTTTTTTTAGCGCCACACCAACAGCGGCTTCCCGGCCTGCGCCGCCACGCTGTTGGCGTCGGCCACCGCCAGCCGCGCCTCGGTGTCGGCCTCCTTGGCCTCGGCCAGCAGCCGTTCCGCATCCTCGAAGTCGAAGCTGAGGGCGTAGCCCTGGCTCATGCTGGCGTTCAACAGGCGGTCGGCGTGTAGCTTCAGGTCAATGATCGCCTTCTTGCGGCGCAGCAAGGCGCGGTCGAAGGCTTCGCGGGCGGCGGTGTAGCGCCCCAAGATCTCATAGTCGGTCATGGTTTGTCTCCTAATGGATTGACGGATGGATTTAAACTTTTTGGATGAACTGGCCGCCCCGGATGGCCCTTTCCAATTCCTCGCGGACCTCCCGCGCCACCTGCTTCTCCAGGAAGCCCAGCCCCTCGCGCCGAAGCTCCTGCGCCGCGTCCGCCAGCCAGGGCTTGCCCGCCCGTGCCTTCTGGCGCACGGACTTGGCGAAGAACGTCTCCCCGCCAATCTTAAACTTCAGCGCCTTGCCGTTCTTCGGGCGGATGGTGATGGCCGGCCTACCGTCATGGACGGCGCGGGCGTAGGGTAGGTTCGAGCCGACCTCGGCGCTGGTTTCGCTCAACATGTGGACGACATGCGACTTGCGCAGGTCGCCGGTCTTGAATGGCACGTTGCCTTGCCGCGTGGCGATTTCCCTCACCTTCTCGGCGATTTGCAAAACGATTTGTGTCGTGTTGAGCATTAGGCCAGCACTTCCAGCCCGCGCCGGTAGTAGGCTTTCCGCTCTTCCAGGCCGAGCATCTTCGGGCCGTTGACGCGGCGTGTGCAGCCTTCGATGTTGCCGGCGTAGCGGTCCAGCTTGTTGGAAACCCAAAACCACACCGCCGACAAGACGGCCATGTCAGGATCCTCCAACCGTTCCGGGTGGTCCACAATGCCGGCCGCGTCCGCCCGCCGATTGCATATCCATGTGTCAAATTTGGTGTAGTTGTCACGGCCTGTGATTTGGATCAATCCACGCCCCATGAATTTTTTCCCGTCGCCGGGGCGGGTGTTGCCTAGCCCCGCATGTCCCTCGTATTTCTTTTGCCATGCGGTCGGCCCCCAGATTTCCTTCAGGAACTTGAAGCCGCCCGACTCGTGCAGGCACTGCGCCAGGAACATCGCTTGCGCCTGCGGGGTTGCCAATTCGGCATACGCGCCGAACGCCGCGTTGAGGGCCGGGATGAACTGCTCCGGGTTTTTGACCGCCGGGCAGATGTGTCGCAATTGTTGTATGGTCAGCGTGGCCATGGTTTGCCTCTAGTCGGTTAGTGGGTTAAAAAAGAGTGACTTCGCACTTGCCGCTGATCCCCGAGCGGCCCTCGTTCGCCAGCGCCGCCGCCCAAAACAGGTCGCCATGGCCGTCGCCGTCGCGTCCGGCGTCGTAGCCGACGCCGCTTTGCCGGGCGATCTTCTTCACCGAGTGCAGCGCGGCGAGGAAGTCCGGATCGTTGGGCAGGATCAGCTTCTTGTCCTCGGCCAGCTTCAGCAGGTTGAGGGCGAGCTTTTCTTTAAGCTGGGCGGTGAACCACACCGGGCGCACCCGCGAACCCATGTCCTTCTGCAAGTCTTCGGCGAGGTTGAAGCCCAGCCCGGTCTTGTCCACGGCCCATTCGATGATGTCGTGCCGCCGGTCCAGGCCGGCCACCAGGGTGCGCTGGGCGTCGAACGGCAAGCCCTTGTGCTGCTCGTTATGGAACAGCGCGAAGCGGCCCGAATACAGGCCCGACACCTGGTCCATCTCCTCGCCGCTTAACACAATCGCGGTGCGGTCGTGCAAGCGGCCCACGTCCAGCCCGGCCTTGACGCGCCCGACGCGGTAGAGGGAAATGTCCTCGACCGCCAAGGCTTGCAGCATCTCCCACGGCAGCAAGGCCGAGCCGTCGTCCGCGTATTCGCACTCGAAGAACATCTTCCAGGCGTCGAGCGTGAAGTTGAGCCGCAGCTCCTCCATGCCGCCCGGCAGCGGCATCCCCTGGGCAATCGCATCGTGGATGGTGATGCGCTGGCGCTCGAAGTGGCCCCAGCGCCCGTGGTCGTTCTCGGCGATCTTCCAAAACAGGTTGCCGGGGAGGAACGGCGTCGAGCAGACGGTGACGCGCCCGCCGACCTGGGTGATCGACGGCAGCACGGCGTTCCAAATCCGGTCGGGCTTCAAGTGCCAGGCGAACTCGTCCAGCCACAAATCGCCCGCATAGCCCTGGATCGTCCTAAAGTTCGCGGCCAGGGCGCGGATTTCGCAGCCGTTGACCCTCAGCAGGTCGGCGGTGTCCTCCTCAATGGCGATGCCCAGCCGCTCGATGTGCTTGCGGGCGTGGGCCAGGACGATTTGCGCCTGGTCGCGGCTGGCGGACACCACCAACTGGTTGCGCCCGGCCATCGCGCCCAGGACGCAGGCCAGGGCCATGATGAAGCTGAATCCAATCTGCCTGGCCTTGAGGATGCAGCGGTAGCGGGCCTCGGACAGCAGGAATTCTTTCTGGTACAGGAACAGGCCGTAGGCATCGTCCAGGACGGTTTTAAGCGTCGCCTCGTGAACGGCCCTTTGCACCGTGGGCCGGGGCTTGGGCGCGGGCGTGGCCTTGGCGACGCGGCTCCGCGCCTTGGTGAGCGCGTTCAGCTTTCCGGGATTGTTGCCCCGGCTGGCCTTGGCGGCGAGACGGGCGATTTCCGCGTCAAGCTGGATGATCGTGTTGCGCCGCTGGCTCAGTTCGTCCCGCCACTTGCCCTCCTTCACCCAGCGTTGCACCGTGCAGCGCGAACAGCCTATCGCATCGGCCACGGACTGGGCGCTGTCGCCCAACAGGTAAAGCTCGCGGGCCTTGGCGTGGTGTTCGTCGCCGAAGGCGGCGGGACGGCCTTTCCGTCTTCCCTCTCCCGGCGGGAGAGGGGCCGGGAGCCGCTTTTTCTTCCCGGCGGCCATTACAGCGACTTGAAGATTTCCAACAGGATGTCGGTCCGGCTGGATTTCTGCATAGGGCTTTGCTGGGCTTGCAAGCCCAGCTTCCCCCGCGCCTCGTCCACGTTCAGCAGCCCGCCCATCACCGCCTGCGCCAGGTCGGCGGGGCTGGGCGCGGGTTCCGGCGGCGTCGGGTCAATGTCGGCGAAGCCCAGCCTGGTGCGGTCAATCCCCAGATCCTTCCACAGCCGCCCGCAGCCGTTGACCATGCGCCGGCGCATCGGGATCAAGGTCAGTTGGTTGAACGTGTGGAACTGGCCGGCCACTTCGCCCCCGCCGCCCAGTTGTCCGGCGCTGACGATGCCCAGCATCCGGGGCGGGACGCCGTGGGCGATGGGGACGCGCTCCTTGGCGGCGTCGAGCAGCTTGAGGAATTCGCCGTCGTGCGGGTTGGCCAGGGCTTTGATGTCCACCTTGACGTTCTGGTCGTTAAACGACAGCAGCAACAGGCGGTGGGCGTTTTCCGCCCCGGCATGTTCGCGGCGCAGGTAGTTCTTCACCTCCAGCTTTTGCTCGTCGTTGAGGGTCGCCCCGGTGACGATCATGGCATGGTCGGGGACAGTGTTGTTGTCGAAGAAGGCTTGGTTGAAGCGGATGGCGGCGTCCACCAGTTCCGCCATGCCGCTGCCGGAGTACCAGTTGGGCACCGCATACCAATGCGCCCCCGGACAGGCGTGGCGCAAGTGGATGATTTCATCCCCGGTGTAGTCCGTGCGCAGAATCTTGCCGGAATAGTCGTACTGGATTTGCACATAGCCGCCTTGAGCCTTGCGCCACATCGTTTTAGCCGGACGGCGTTCCAGCCTGAGGATACGCCGCCGGGCGTCGCGGATGATGTAGAGGAAGGCGTTGGCGTAGGTGTCCAGATCCAGGCCAATCTCCTCGAACAACTGGCCGCTGCCGGTTTCGCACAGATCCTCGACCGCCGCCACCGGCTTTGTGCCTTCCCCGTCCACCTCCACCAGCCCGCCGCCGAACGCCCCCTGCGCCTTGATGTTGATCGCCCGCTGGTGTTCCACGCAGGCGTTGTACAGCGTGTAAAGGGCATCGGGCGAGACCGGCCAGGGCAGCGCGTCGGCGATTGGGACGGCCGGAAAGGCGTAAGGGGAATCGCGTCCGCGCAAGTCGGCTTTGGCGAGCGAGATTTCAACGGCGGGGATGTTTTCGGTAGGCATGGAGGCCATGCTACGGGAATATTATTTTATATACACAACCGCGTATCCATATATTGATATGTCCATGCCATAACCGGTTATTGATCGGATATTCTATACCCAACGAAGCGAGAAACCCCGATGCCTGAGCTTAAAGACCTTACTGTCAATTTCATATCCCTGGTGGCGAAACCGGCCAACGGCAAACCCTTGGTGTTGAAGTCGCAGGGCAAGCCGACGGTATTCGCTTTGGAGAAGATGGACGATGCGTTGATGCGGGCCTATGGCATCGTCTACTCGCCCGACCAGACCGACAGCCAGGGCGACTTTGCCACGGCGGACACGATCCGCCAGGCGGCAACCCGGTTCATGCGGCAGAAGAACCAGGACAACGTGGACAAGGAACACAGTTATAGCGAGGAGGCTGCGTTTGTCGCCGAGACGTGGCTGGTGCGCTCGCAAGACCCGCTGTTTCCTGGCGAGCCGGACGGCGCGTGGGCGGTGGGTATCCAGATCAACGACGCCGACCTCTGGAAACAGTTGAAGTCTGGCGAACTGGCCGGACTGTCGCTGGCGGGTTACGCCAAGGTGGTCGATCCGAACGAGCCGGTCAATATAGGGAAGGATGCCGAGGGTTTGCTGGCCGGGCTGCTCAACAAGCTGCTTGGAAAATCTCACAACGATGCAACAAATAATGACGGCGAGAGGGCCGGTGACATGACCAAAGAAGAAATCGCCGCGTTGGTGGCAAACGAAGTCGAGAAAGCCTTGGCGAAAACCAATAAGGAGAAGGCGGCAGGCGACTGCAACGGCAAATGCCTGGCGGACGGCGCGTGTCCACACGGCCTGACCCCGCCGCCCGCCAGCCAGAAAAAATCCGCCGAGGCTGGCGAAGGGGATGATCCGGCCTCGGCCGGCATTGCCAAAATGATTGCCGACCTTGAGGCCAGGCTGGACGAGAAGATTGCCAAATCCTTTACGAAAGGCGGCATGGATGGCGGCAGCGGGGACGAAACCCGCGATACCTTCCTTTAATTAAAAAACCCACGCGAGCCTGTTATGGATAAAGAATTTCAACGCTTGATAAAGCTGCATAAGAGCGCCTATGTCGTCCAGTTGGTCATGCTCGCCAAGGGCTTGATCGGGCCGGGCGACATCCGCTTCAACGGGGCCATCACGCCCCAGCGGGCGCGGACGTTTATCAGCCTGGTGTATGCGGAGGACTTCCTCAGCAAGATCACCCGCGAGGTGATGACCACGCTGCAAAAGGAGGGCGCGGTGATCGACATCCCGCAGCGTTCGTTGCGCCGGGTGCCGCAGGGCCAGTTGCCCACGGATGAGCAGAAGACGGGCATCGTCAACTTCAACTACAAGCTGGTGGCGCAAGACCAGCAGTTGTTCGTGGACGTCCTGTTCGATTACTTGCGCGACAACCAGGACAACCCGAACTTGGTCACCGAATTGGAGGCGGCGTTTGCCACCCGTATCCGGGGCGAGTTGACGGATCTGGCCTTCAACGGCACGGGGCTGGACGCGGACGGCGAGTTCCTGAAACTGAACAAGGGGTTTTTGGCCCTGGCCGAGGCGGGTTGCCCCGCCGGCCAAAAGCTGGCGATTGACCCGGACACCAATGGTTGGATAGACGAACTGGGGCGGATGTTGCTGGCCCTGCCCGCCATTTTCCACGAAGGGGCCAAGCTGGTGATGAACACGCTGGACGCGGTGGAGTACGCGCTGGAGGTGGGCCGGCATGTGACTGGCAGCTCGGCTATTGCCGACCAGCAGGTCAGCGCCCTCCTGGCTTATCCCATCGAGAAGGTCACGGTGATGCCGAGGCGGCATGTGTTGCTGACGCCCCTGAAAAACATGGTCATCGGCGTCAACACCGACATCACCCGGTCCGCCGAGGTGCGCCAGCGCGAGCGCTGCATTTGGTACACCTGGGACTTGAGCGTGGACTTCGAGCTTGCCGCCAAGCAGGCAGTGGTCTACGGACGGCCTGGCTAGCCTTGTCGCCTTTCAAACCAACCGGAAATCACCATGTTGAGACAGTCCCTCTCCAATCTGACCGTGCATAAGCGCCTGACCGTCGGCGCGGCGGCGGCGGCAGCGGTCAATACCGCCTTGGTCCTCGACCTCGGCATCCGCCACAACTACGACCGGCTGTGCGCGGTCAAGCGCGGCGTCGCCAGCGCCAACGAAAGCCTGCTGATTGAGCAGGCCCACGACGGCGACGCCGAGTCGCCCACATGGGTGGCCGCGCCAGCGCTGCCCCCAAATGGCTTGGTGGTGTCGCCCGCTTCCGGGGCAAACATGGTGGCGTGGGCCGCGCCGGGCGCAAGGTGGGTGCGCGTCAAGTTCACCAACGGCGACACGGCGCAAACCGCTCTGTCCCTCGAACTCACCGGCTATCCGAGCTAACCCCATGGCCACCGACGCCGCCACGATGAAAGGCATGTTCAACCTGCCGGAAAAGACGCCGCCGGAATTGCTGGAGACGCATATCGGCATGGCCTTGGCGAAGTTGCAGGCGGAAACCGGCATGGCGGCGGCGCCCACCGGCAAAGAGGCGCTGTGGGATGAGGCGGTGCTGTACGCGGCGGTGGCCTCCGTGCTGCCCTGGCTCCATACCTTTTATCTGTCGGGCGTGGCCCCGGCGATCCGGCTGGTCGAGGGCGGCGTGGAATTGCGGTTTTTGACGCCCGACGAGCAGAAGGCTTTGCAATTCCAGGCGCGGTACGAGTATGGCCAGCGCAAGTTTCAAATTCTGGGCGTGTCGCCGATGACGGCGACGCTGCCCTTTTCCCTAGGGGCGGTGTGATGCCGGAAAAACAACTGCCCGCCTGGGCCTCCATGTTGATGCTTGCCGCCTCGGGCGGGGGCGTGGCCTATCTCCAGCAAATTGCCCAGGAGCGCCGCCAGTTCCGTTGGCGGGATCTGGCGGTCCGTTTGTTCATCGCCGGATTCGCCGGCCAGATGATGTCGCTGTTAGGCATGGCGCTGGGCATCTCGCCAGACTGGCACGACGTGGCGGTCGGCATGGCGGGCTACCTCGGCACCGAAGTGTTGAACGCCATCAAGACCCTGGTTTACCTCCGTTACGGCATGGCCCAGCGAGAGGCGATTTCAGGCGATAAAAACGAAAAGGGCGGCTAGGGTATATGGACGCGAAAAAAACCGCCATGCACAGCCAGGAAACATGTGTACAACGATTTTCCTGGGGTGACCGGCATGTTTAGGCAGGCGCTACGCGCCGTATTGGCCGAAAAGGTGAAAAACCTGGCCCCCAAAGGCTTGGCGGACAGCTACGGAGACGACGGCTTGGCGGTGTACCTCGAAGAGTTTTCCACGGTTTCCGTCAATGCCGGAACCCAGTCCACTGCCTGGAAAGATTGCACGCTGGTCGCCGTGCTGTACGCCGTTGACGACATCGAGCGTCTGGTCCATCACTTGGTGCTGACGCCGCTGATATTGGCGCATGAGGCCAATGGGCTGGCGGCGAAGGGGGCGGCGCGGTTCAAAAACCTGAAAGAAGGGCCGATACAAGGCGTGATGTATGCCGAACTCCGTTTTGACGTGCAAGGCACCCTTGGCCCTTCAACCTCCCTATAAAAGGAGTGGACATGCAAAAAAACGCAGCCGTCGATGAAGACATCTCTGTCCCCATCCCTGACGGCCCTGACGGCGACGCCATGACGCAGGCGGAAAACGGCATGGTTTGGGCCAGGGACCGCGTCAAGCTGCTGGCCGACCATGAACACGCGGGGCGGGCCTATGCGCCGGGTGCCGTGCTGGCGCTGGCGGACACGGGGTTGGCGCCAGGCTCCGCGCAATGGCTGGTGGATTTAGGCAAGGCCGAATGGCTTTGATTTGATCAATAACTTTTAGGGCAACATCATGGCTTTTTATAGCGGCTTAGGCTCCACATTTTTCGCCAGCCGGGATGCCAATGGCAATCCCGGCGTGTTCCGCAACGTCGGGGAAACCGACCCGGACAAGGGCGTCTCCATCGACCCAAAAATTGACGTGGTGGACGTTTACGGCAGTTCCGTGGCGGCGGCGCGGTCGATCATCAAGCGCTTGGTCCAGCAGCGCCAGGCCACCGTCAAGATCCCGTTCATGGAATGGAGTCCTGAAAATCTGGCCTTGCGGCTGCTGGGGGAAAGCTCGGTGGTCGCGGCGGGAACGGTCACGGGCGAGACGCTGCCCGGTTCGTTGCTGGCCGGCGATCTGGTGGCGTTAAACCATACGCGCATTACGCCAGGCGTCGGCAATGCGCCCAATGTCGTCATCCATGATTCAAACGCCACCCCGGCGACCGTTGATCCCGCCAAATATTCGTTTGACGAATATGGGCTGGGATCGTTTTCCGATGTCGGCACGTTTACCCAGCCGTTCAAGGCGGACTACGCCTATGGATCGACCATCAATATCCCGGCGTTGGCGGGCGAATTGAAGGAGCAGTGGGTTCGGTTCCAGGGGCTGAACACTGCCGAGGGCGTGAAAGTCTTGATCGATTTGTACCGCGTGTCGTTCGATGTGACCAAATCCCTGGCCCTGATCCAGAAAAAAGGCATCGAGGTGGGCGAGATGGAGGGCATGCTGATGGCGGACACGACCAAGGCAAGCGATCCGGTGCTGGGGCAGTTCGGGCGGATTCGGATTTTGTCTGGAACCTAACCCCCCCCCCCCAATAATACCTCTGTGAGCGCCGCCGTGGCGGCGCGTTAAAGCCATCCCCGCCCCGGCGTTCCGGGGCGGGTTGTGCCAACCCCTCATGATATAGGCTACCGACATGTTTAATTTAGGCGATCTGCGCGACGACCTTTACACCGAACTGGAAGCGTTCCGGTTTTCCGAAACCCGCCATTATGTTTTGGCGGCGCTGGTTTTGGCGGTTGTGGTTTTGGTGGTTTTTTAATTCCATGCCTAGGAATTCGGCCCTACCCGCCCGCCTTGGTGTTACGGGGCGGATTACGGCAGACGCCAGATGGCGATAGCCAAGCGGATGAAGGCGAGGATGGCGACGCTGAAGAGGATGTAGATTTTTCCTTGTCCGCCCCAGGTCATTAACCACCAGAAGCCGAATCCTCCGGCCAATATCAAAACCACTTCCCCAAAACTTAAATTCCGGCGGTAATCATTCATGGCTGGCTCCGATTTGCTCTTAAGGTTGCTGATTTCCGCGTCGGACATGACGGGCGGCGCGGTGGCGTCGGCGCGTGAGGGCATCCAGTCTATCAGCACCACGGCGCAAAGTGTCTACAACGCCGTCAAAAATTATCTGACCTTCCGCGTCGCCATCGACGGGGCGGAAGAGTTCGTCAAGCTTGCCGACACTTATACCCAACTGCAAGCCCGCATCAGGCAGGCGACCACCACTCAGGCCGAATACAATGCGGCGCAATCGAAGCTGTTCAGCATCGCCCAGCAGACCGGTTCCAGCCTGGAATCCATCGTCAACCTATATAGCCGCACCCAAAAGGCCGTCACCGAGTTGGGGCTGTCGCAAGAGTCCGCGCTTAAGTTGACCGAGGTTCTGGCGCAGTCGTTCAAAGTGTCCGGGGCCAGCGCCGCCGAAACCGGGGACGGCATCCAGCAGTTGGCGCAGGCGCTGGGTTCCGGCGTGTTGCGCGGCGACGAGTTCAACACGGTGATGGAAGCCGCCCCCCGCCTCGCCCAGGCGCTGGCGGACGGGCTGAACGTGCCGATTGGCAAGTTGCGGGCGATGGCCGAGGCGGGCGAGCTGACCTCCGAGAAGGTGGTCGGCGCGGTGCTGGGCCAGGGCGACAAGATTGCCGCCGAGTACGCCAAGATCCCGCCGACCGTGGAACGCTCGCTGGGCGCTTTGCAAAACAGCCTGATGCAATACGCCGGGCAGGCCAACGAGGCGCACCACATCACCCAGATGCTGGCGCAAGGCATTGACACTGCCTCCGCCCATCTTGGCGACTTTGCAAATATAACGCTGGCGGTCGGCGCGGTGGCGGCGGGCAAGTTTGCCCAGGGCTTGTTGGCATCGGCGCGGGCCGGTGTCGAGCAGGCGGCGGCGGCGAAGCTGCAAAAGACGGTGGGCGAAGCCGCCGTGGCGGCGCAACGCGCCGGGCTGGAAGTGGCCGCGCAGGAAGCGCAGGCGCGGGCGACCGTCACCGCCGCCTTGGTGCGCCAAGCCCAGGCCGACCTAGATGTAGCGAAGGCCAAAGACGCCGGCGCGATGTCATCGAAAAATGTCAAGGCAGCGACCGAGGCGCTAGGCCAAGCCCAGGAATCGCATGAACGCGCCACCCGACAAGCCACCGCTGCGGTGGATGCCCACAGCGCCGCGCAGGAGACAGCGGCCAAGAAGATGAAGCTGTCCGAGTTGGTATTCAAGGGGTTGAATGCCGCCTTGATGCTGCCCGCCGCCTGGGAGATTGGGCAGACGGTGGGCGGCTGGGCGACGCAGTTCGAGTCAGCGCGGCTGGCCGGTTCCATGCTGGCGCAAAAGTGGGTGGAGCTAGGCGTGGCCTGGCGGGTGTTGAAAGGCGAGATCACCGCCGCCCAAGGCAAGACCGAACTGGCGAAAATCGCCGAAGAGTTCAAGGCAGTCGAAAAGGGCTTGACCGACGCCTCGCAGAAGACTGCCGAAAAAAGCGCGGCCCTGTCTCAGGCGCAAAAGGATCTGGCCGAAGCCCTCGCCAGCACGGCCCCCAAGGCCACGCACACGGCGGCGGAACTGGACGGCTTGAAGACGGCGGCGGCACAGGCCGAAGAAAAAGCCAACCGGCTGGCCGAGGCGATGCGCAAAGGCCAGGCCACCGAGGAGCAAGTCAAGCAGGCGGCGGCGGAGCTTTCCAAAGTCCGCAAAGAGTACTCAGACGCCACTGAGGAGGCTACGAAGCGGGCCGAGGCATTCGCTAAGCTTTCCGCCGCCCACACAGGCATCACCGAGGCCAACACTGGGGCCGAGATGGCCGCGATCAAATCCAAGCTCGCGCTGGCGGAAGCATCCGGCCAGGAAGCCGAAGCCGCCCGCCTGACCGGCGCGTTGAAGCAAGCCGAGGTTGACGGCGCATTGAGATTGGCCGCAGCCAAGCGGCAAGAAGCTGATGCTGCCACGAAGGTAGTCGAGGCCAAGACGCGTGAGGCGATGGTGACGCCCGGCCTGACCGACGCGGAACTGACCGGCATCGCCGCCGCCCGGCAAGCCGCCGACGCCAAGCGCAAGGAGGCCGCCGAAGCGCAGAACCTAGCCGATACTCTGGGCAAGCTGCCGCCGGTATTGGGCGGGTTTGCCACCGCGCAAGCGATCTCCACCGGCGAGCTTGCCAAGCTGCATGACGAAGCACAAACCGCCATTGCACGGTTCCATGATCTGGAAGCCACGTATGCCACTGGCAAGGCCAGCGCCGCCGAACTGGCCCAAGCCCACGGCACGGCATCCGGTGCTTTGGCGGCGTATACCAAAGGCTTGCAAGACCACGGCCGCCAACTGGATGCCGTCGTCGAAAAGCAGCAACGCCAGGTCGGCCTAGTCGAAAAGCAAGGTGCGGCCTATCTGGCGCGGCTTGATGCCATGAAACGCACGGCCTTGGCGCAAGGCGACGAGGCCCGCGCCACGGAACTGGGCCTGCAAGCCGCGCAGGCCGAATACCAGCAAGCCCTGTTGGTGGCAAAAGCGAAACAGGATGTGGCCGACGCATCCAAAGCCGTAGCGGACAGCAAAGAAAAGGAATTAAAGGCTGACGGCCTGTTGGATGAGGCCGACCAGAAGTTGATTGCGGCGGCTCAGGACGCCGCCAAGGCATTGCAACTGGAAGCCGACGCGGCCCACGCCGCCGCCATTGGCAAAGCCGCCGACGCGCAGGCCAGCGAACAAGCGGCGGCGGCGAGCAAACCACTGGCAAAAGCCAACGACCAGACCGCGCAGTCCGCAAAAGACGCGGCCGATGCGACCGACGGGGCCACGCAGGCTGTCATCAGGCTAAACGGCCAGTTGCTGGGCAACGGGCCATATGCGGTGAAGGCGTGGGCGGACGCCGCGCAGGAAATCCATCGCAACATGCAACGTGCGGCGGATGTTGCCCAAGAGTTGCAAAAGGCCACCAACGCCACCGACATCGAGCGCCTGACCGCCGAAGCGGCGGGGCTGGCGAGTTTTCTTGAAAACTCTTCGATTGCCGGACAGGATACGGCGGGAGCGGCCCGCCAGATCCGCGATGCGGTGCAGCAGGCCAACGACAAAGCAACGCAGTTGCGCGACAGCCTTGCAAATTCGGCATCCCAAATCCTCGCCAACCTCAACGCCGAGCTTGCCAATGCGGAAGCCAAGCTGCGCGGCGCGTCGCAGGCTGAACTCGCGGCGTTGCAAGAAAACCAGGCGTACCAGGAAAAGCTGGCGGCGCTGCAAAAACAGGCGTCCGATGCGCAAAAGGCGGGCGCGGCGGACGCCCTCAAGGCGTTGCAGGCGGCGATGGCGGCGCTGGACAGCCTGCATGATGCAAACCTCCGGCAAATCGCCGCTGACAACGCCGAGAAATCCCGGCCTGCCAATGCCAGCCCGGCCCCCAGCGGGTTGCCGCCGCCCAATCCAGGCCCGATCTACGAGCGGGAGCGGGTCATCCCGCTGACGATCTCGACCGGCAGCGGCACCATCCATGCCACCGCCCCGG